GCCGCAGGCGGCATGATGTACTCTCCCCGCGACATGCAGGCCGAGATGATGGTCCGCGGCTACAACCAAGGCGGGTACACACAAGATCCCCCTACACAGCAAGATATAGTCAACATGATCCGCAGAGGCGGCACAAGCATGGACAACTCTGCTGACGAAATGATGATGCGCGCCTATGAGCGCCGTCAGCCTTCAATGAGCGAGTACAAAGCGTCTCCTAGAGAGCGTATCTCATCATTAGGCCAAGACTTTTTAGAACGGTCAGGCATGCCCCGTTACAAGGCACGCAAAACAGCCAACACAGTAGTTGGTGGACCTGCCAGTAACTTGCCCGGCGGTTTTGGTTTGGCAGACATTGCCATGTTGAACCCTGCTGGCGCAATGGCCGTGTCGCCCATGTATGCCGCAGAAACAGGACACTACATTGGAAAAGGCGAACCAGTTGGCGCTGGTATGAGCGCTTTGGGCATGTTGCCCATGGCCGGACCAATTCGTAAAGCATACAAAGGCTTTAACCAATAATGCAACCAATCATTCCACTCCAAAAGGGCGGTAACCTGTCCGCGTTGTCGTACGCTGAAGACGAGTCAACACAAGAAGTAGACACCGACAAAGAGATCCAAGATCTGGCCGAAGCGCTGGACTTGGACATGGACGAAGTTGAGTCCGAGGTCATTGAGTTGGAGGACGGGTCTGTCATAGTAAACATGACGGAAACAGAAAAGCCGTCACAGAATCCAGAGTTCTACGCCAACTTGGCCGAAGAGATGGACGACTCCATCCTTGACAGTTTAGCGTCCGAGTACCTTGACCTGATTGAAGTGGACCGTGAGTCGCGCAAACAGCGTGACAAGCAGTACGAAGAGGGAATTCGCCGCACAGGTTTGGGCAACGACGCCCCCGGTGGCGCAACGTTTGACGGCGCGTCCAAGGTGGTTCACCCCATCATGGCAGAGGCCTGCGTGGACTTTGCGGCAAACGCCTGCAAAGAGTTGTTGCCGGCAGACGGTTTGGTTCGCACGTACATCAAGGGTAAAGCGGACACCAAGCGTTTGGACACAGCACAGCGCAAGGCCAACTTCCTGAACTGGCAGTTGACCGAGCAGGTTGAAGAGTACCGCGACGAGATGGAGCAGTTGTTCACCCAACTCCCACTTGGTGGTTCACAATATCTCAAATGGAGATGGGACAAAGACCTGAACCGCCCGGTGCCTGAGTGGGTTCCAATTGACAACGTGCTGTTGCCTTTTGCTTCGACAAATTTTTACTCAGCCGCGCGTGTTACAGAACAGCAAGACATCACCGAAGACATGTTCAAGCAACGTGTCGAAATTGGTGAGTACCGCGACATTGAGTTGTACACCTCTGACCTGTTGCCTGAGAACCAGACACAGTCAAAAAAGGCCAACGACAAAATTGAAGGTCTAACAGAGCCAACGAAGAACGTAGACGGTTTGCGCCGCGTGTACGAAATTACCGCGTTCTTACGTTTGGAAGACGACCCTCTGACAAAAGGTGCACGTGCGCCGTATGTTATGACGGTGGACGAGATTTCAAGCAAGGTGGTTGCACTGTACCGTAACTGGCAGTCTGGTGACCTGCGCATGCGCAAGCTAGACTGGATGGTGGAGTACAAGTTTATTCCATGGCGTGGTGCTTATGCTATTGGCATGCCACATTTGATCGGTGGCCTCTCAGCGGCATTGACTGGTTCATTGCGCGCGTTGATGGACTCAGCGCACGTGAACAACAGCCAGACCATGTTGAAGCTAAAAGGCGGACGCATTGGTGGACAGACAGACCGCATCGAGCCAACTCAGGTTGTAGAAATCGAGGGTTCACCCGGCGTGGACGACGTGCGTAAGTTGGCCATGCCACTGCCGTTCAACCCACCGTCTTCTGTGCTGTACAACCTGTTAGGTTGGTTAACAGACGCGGCCAAGGGTGTTGTGAAGACCAGCGAAGGCCGTATTGCTGACGCTGGTAGCAACACACCGGTTGGCACAACACAGGCGCTGATCGAGCAGGGCTCGAAGGTGTTCTCAAGCATTCACGCACGACTGCACCGCAGTCAGGCTAAGAGTCTGCAGGTCCTCTCTCGTATCAACCACTGGTACTTGGAAGACATGGACAACCAGTCCGGTGCAGAAATTTCAGTTGAAGACTTTGAAGATAACTCAGACGTCAGCCCGATCTCTGACCCTAACATCTTCAGCGAAACACAGCGTTTGACTCAGGCCCAGATGGTCATGCAGTTGGCAGACAAGGCGCCCCAGTTGTACGACGTGCGCGAGGCGCACATGCGCGTGATGAAGTTGATGAAGGTGCCTGACATTGAGAAGGTCATGCCTAACCCACAAGGTGCAAGTGAGAGCAATCCCGCGCTTGAGAACGTGCAGATGACCATGGGTCACCCTGCCGCCGCGTTCCCCGGCCAAAGCCACATTGACCACCTGAAAGTTCACTTGGCGTACATGATGGACCCGTCTTATGGTGGCAGTCCTTTGATTGGTACAACAATTACGCCTTTGATGTTGGAGCACATTAAGCAACACGTCACACTGCACTACCTGCAGTCGATGCGCAACTACGTGTCGCACGCCGCTGGTGGTGAGGACGCGTTTAAGTTGAACGAGGAGCGCAAGCTGGACCAAGCCGCCCAAGAGGCGCTGGCTATGGCGGCACAGTTGGTCAACCAAGACGCAGAGAAGACGTTCAAGGGCATCAACCCGATTGTTCAGCAACTCATGCAACAGATGCAACAGGCCAAACAGTCCCAGATGCAGATGGCCGCCATGGCGGACCCAACGTCTCAGGCTTTGGTGCAAACACAAATGGCGGAGACAAAGCGCAAAACGGAAGAGGCGCAGGCCAAGTTCCAGTTGGAGCGCGAGAAGATGCAGGCCGAGATGGCAGACAAGGTTCGCGACATGCAGGCCAAGGTTGCAGAGATTCAGGCCAAGTTGGGACTACAGCAACAGTTGGCCGATCAGGACAACTCGGCCAAGGTGGCAATTGCCGACATCAACAACGCTTCACGAGAGCGCGTGGCAATGATCAACGCCGACCAAGCGTTGAGCGCACAACAAATCAAACAACAGCATTCACAAGAGATGACTGCGTTGGAAGCAGAAAGCCAAGCGTACGCGGACATGCGTAAGCACGGGTTAGACCAAGCGCAAGCAGAAGAGCAACGTGCATACGATGCGGCGATGCAGGCGCAACAACAGTTGGCCCAAGCGGTCCAACAACTTCAACAACCAACAGGAGCACAGTAATGGCAACAACAAACGACAACATGGGTTTTCGCAAAAGCTACATGATCACAGGTAAACCCGGCTACGCAGGCGGCCCCGGTTCTCCAGTAGAAAAAGGACCCTCTGGTTCAAAGATGGCCCCTAAGGCCCCCTTGTACCAAGTACCGCCCGTAAATAGTCGCGGTTTGAAGAAATAAGTTAGGGCGTAAGTGCACACTTTTGTGTGTACTTAGTTATAAGGAGGGTTTTTGATGAAAGACCCGTTATATGAATCGATCTTCAGGATCAAAGAAGCCGTTGAGTTTTTGCAAGACGGCGTTTTGAGCGGAGTCGATAGCTGGGATAAATACAACCAGCTTGTGGGGAGAGGCCAAGGTCTGAAAGAGGCTTTGGAAATTATCAACAGTGTCCTGCGAGAGGACGAGGAATCTGACAATGACAGAGAGTAAGTACCAAGTAGATGGTCGGAGTGAAGCCGACTGTTTTCCGGCAGTTGATCCGGGAATCAAGCTTAAAGGCAACCGAATTGTAGTTCAACTGCGAAAAGCCAAAGACGTTTCAAAAGGCGGCATCATTCTAGTGAGTGATACAAAGGCCACCGAAAAATGGAACGAGGTGATTGCAAAGGTGGTGGCAGTAGGCCCCTTGGCATACAGAGATCTTAGTACCCTTGAAACGTGGCCAGAAGGCGCGTGGGTAGAGGTTGGAGATCTTGTTCGTGTGATCAAGTACGGCGGTGACCGCTGGGCAGTCCCACACGGCGACGGCGAGGTTGTGTTTATCATTTTGCAAGACCGCGAGGTTATTTGTGCAATTGATAATTTTGAAACCGCGAGGACCATGTTCCCCGCATTTGTTGAATAAAGGATTTCGTTATGAAATCAGTGCAAAAAGCAGAAATGCAAGCTGGCGAAGACATCGCCATTAAAGAGCGTGACGATGGCAGTGCGTTAGCCGCCATGGACGATCACGTAGACCCGTTTGAGGGCACAGAAGATAACACATCGGCGTCAGATGACGACGGTGATGGTGACACAGAAAGCTTTGCCGAAGGTGGCAACGTTGAGGGTGACACCGAAGAAGACAGAGAGGCCCTTCGAGCCGCGCGTCGTGAAGAGCGACGCCTGAAGAAGGACCTGACGAAGCAACGCGAGGTAAGCGCAAAGCATAAGATCAGTTCGCTGGAACGCCGCAACGAGACCCTTGAGCGCCGGTTGGCCCAAGTGGAAAACGCCGCAGTAGGATTCCAGTTTGCACAGATCGACCGCTTGTTGGAAGACGAGTCCACGCGCGTTGAGTACGCGAAGATGAAGGCAACGCAGGCCGCGCAGGCGGGCAACGTGGCCGAGCAAATGGAATACATGGAGCAATTCCACAACGCCAAGACAAAGTTGGCGCAGGTGCAAATGCTTAAACAGCGTCAGTTGGAAGAGGCTAAACAGCCCCGTAACAACGTGCCGAGCCCCGCAACTGAGGTGGTTCAGCAAAACGCTACTGAATGGTTACATTCAAACCGCTGGTATGACCCCAGTGGTAAAGATACAGACAGCCGCATTGCCAAGGTAGTTGACAATGCGCTGGCAAGTGAAGGTTGGGATCCAGCCGACCCAGAGTACTGGGAAGAGTTGGACAATCGATTGAAAGAACGTTTACCCCATCGGTACACGGGCAAAACAGGTGGAGACCGTAACCGCCGTAGCGGAACCTCTAGTGGTCGCACAGACGTGAGTGGTAGTGCTGTAAAGAACACCTTCACACTGAGCCGAGACCGCGTGCAGGCGCTCAAGGACGCAGGAATGTGGGATGACCCATCCAAGCGTGCTAAAGCGATCCGAAGCTACGCAGATTTTGACCGTAAAAACCGAGTAACAAAATAAGGGGTAAGACATGGCTAACAATCGAATTACACGAGATTTAGACGACCGCCTGCAAGGGCGTGTTGATGAACTGAAGGCGCGGAGCGAAATCTCCTCGCCTGATGAAGCAGTGAAGCGTGAAAGGCTGGAGGCTTTTCGGGATAAATGGTCCAACAACGCACTGCCGGACGTACCGGGTGGTTTACTGCCGGGTATGCACCTCTGCTGGCTGTCAACGACAAACCAGTATGATTCAATCGACAAACGCATCGCGTTGGGTTATGAGCCAGTGAAAGCCGCCGAATTAGGAAAAGGCTTTGAACACTTAGGCAAGATGAGCTCGGGCAAGTTTGAAGGTTGTATATCTTGTAATGAGATGATCTTATTCAAGATCCCGGAAGACATTTATCAGGAAGTGGCAAAAATGCTTCACCACGATGATCCTTTGGAACACCAGCGCAACATCACGTCGCAGGTTCGTTCACAGGCTGAAGGTGGTAAAGGTGGACGCTCCATTCTGGAAGGTGGCCTCTTGGAGATGGAAAAAGATGCACATAGATCCGCACATAATCTGCGGTTTAGTTAAACAACTTTAAGGAACCAATAAATGAGTGCAACTTACACTCCCTTTGGTCTGGAGCCCGTTTATCATCCTAGCGGCACTATCCGTTCATTGAACTATACCGGCGCGTACAGCGCGACCGATATATTCTACAGCGGTACACCTGTCTCTTTTGATGAAGCAACGACTGCAGGCACATCAACTCTCATCGTCGCTACTGCGGCACCTACAGCAGGTCAGCGTTTAGCTGGTGTGTTTGCCGGTGTTGAGTATACAGACGCTTCCGGCCGCCGCACAGTCAGCAAATGGTTTGGTCCCGCTTTGGGCACCGCCTCTGACGTCGTGATGTGGATTTTCATGGACCCCGAAATTGTGTACGAGATTCAAGCTAACGCCGCAGTCGCAAACACAAAAGTCGGTCAAGAATTCAACTTCTTGACACCATCCGCCGGTCAAATCATCGGCAACGGTGGTCTGGGTACCTCAACCGCAGGGTTGAATCCCGCTGACGTTGCAGTCGGCACACAAGCACAGATGCAAGTCGTTGGCCTCGGCCGCGAAATCAACAATGCTTGGGGTGACGCCGCAACCATTGTGCAAGTCAAGCTCGCTAACGACGCGTTCGTTGCCGCTAACGTAGAATAACTAAAGAAAGGAAGTAGCACATGGCAACCCCAATGCGCAGTACGGACTTTAGAGCGGTAGTCGAACCTATCCTCAATGAAGTCTTTGATGGTGTATACCAACAACGCGATGACGAGTGGAAGGGTTTCGTTACCCAGATCACCGGCATTCCCCGCAACTATCACGAAGAAGTGATGCTGTTCGGTATGAACACAGCCCCTGAGATGCCTGACGGTACACCCGTTTCGTATGACCAAGGCGGTACTTTGTTCATTACCCGTTTCATCTATAAGATCTATGGTTTGGCATACGCCATGACCAAAGTCTTGATGGAAGACGGCGATCACATTCGTATCGGCTCGACTTTCTCGAAGCACTTGGCTCAGTCCATGATCGAGACAAAAGAGACTTTGTGTGCAAACTTGTTGAACTTTGCGTTCACTGCCGGCTATGTCGGTGGCGACGGTAAAACATTGATCGCAAATGACCACCCAATCTCCCAAGGTCGTTCTTTCAGCAACCAATTGTCTACAGCGGCTTCACTTTCACAGACATCTGTGGAACAGTTGCTGATCCAAATCCGCTCTGCGGTGGACAACAACGGTAAGCGTATTCGCCTGAAGGCGGAGCAACTCGTGGTACCTCCTGCTTTGGAATTCCAAGCAGAAGTTATCTTGAAGTCTGTCCTCCGTTCTGGTGGCGCTGACAACGATCTGAACCCTATCAAGTCTACTGGCATGTTGCCAAACGGCGCCCACGTGGTGACTCGTTTGTCCTCAAGCAAGGCTTGGTTCATTCAGACCGACGCTGAAAACGGTTTGATGTTGGTCATGCGTCGTCCCTTGGAGCGTAGCTCTGAAGGTGACTTCGAGACTGACAGCATGCGTTACAAGGCCTCTGAGCGTTATGCTACAGGTTGGCACGATCCCCGTAATATGTACGGCACGATCGGTTTGTAATCGCAGACCTAGCCGGAAATAAAGACCCCGGCACCCTAAACGCCCTACCTGCAAAGGTAGGGCGTTTTTGTTTGTGGATATGGGTAATTCTATGTAAGAGCTATAATCAGCATCGACCCGTAAAGCTCACGGGCGGACGCCATAGAGACGATGCTGTAATCTTTCTATGGAAAGTACATAAAAATGTCAGTAACTTTTAACACCCCTATCCGCGTTTTCAAGCGCAACAACCCCTCTAACGACGGCGTAATTGCCCCTGATAACACAGGCGCGGTTCAGTGTGCACAGCAGGACTACATTGCCCCTATCACGGCAAACCGCAGTGCTGGTGTAATTCCCGTTTTTGCTGTTGGCACAACAACAGCGGCACCCGCTGTAATCCCCGCCGGCGCAATTGTTAACCACATTTTCTTCATGCAAACTTCAGCGCCTTCCGCGTTGACAGGCGGCGTGATCACTGTGAACATCGCTGGTGTTGACGTTGGTACAATTACCCCCACAACCTCTGGTGGTCGTATTGGTATTGCTTTCACTAACTCTGCCGCAGTGGCCACAGTGTTGAACAACGTCGGTTCTACCGACGCAACCGTAACGTTCACTGCAACAGCCATTACAGCCATTACAGGCACATTGGCCGGCACGTTTGACATCCAGTACACATCGCGTAACCCTGACGGTTCTATCATTGCCGTTGGTTCTGGCTACACCAACAACTAAGGACTGACATGCGTCAAGTAACAGTTGGAGCGGACGTTCTCGTCCCGATCGACCAGTACATTGCGCCTGTCAACGTTTCTTACGTTGCCACAGGCGCTGGCACTGTACAGATATCTTACACTGACCCATTTCCACTGGACGCGCAAGGGTACCCTGTACCCACAGCGCCGGTGATGACTTGGGTTGCGGCGCCAGCCAGTCCTATCGTGAATCAGCCTTTTCGGGCTATTCGCGTTACTGGTGGCACTGCCCCTACACTCACAGTTATTCAAGCTGGAATTCGATAATGGGTAACGCCTACTACGGCGGTGTCTATTGTGATACGCGCGGGCAGTCTGTACTGTCCGTCGCGGTCTGCGATCGTTGTAATCGCAAGATGTCGTACACGCTTCTCAAAGAGGATCCTAACTTTCCCGGTCTCATGGTATGCCCTGACGACTTGGACCAGTTTGATCCATGGCGCCTTGCCGCCATTCAAACCGAGAACATCACCCTCAGGCACCCGAGGCCTGACGTTTCTGTTGCGTTACCGGGGCACAGTCTCCCAATTCCCAACGCGCCAAATAACCCTAATCTGGAATAGTCATGGACTCGCAAGACCTATTTAACGCGGCCATTACGCTGTCCGGTGCCTTTGGAGGTTGGATCTTGAAAACGATCTGGGACGCCATAAAAGATCTCAAATCTGAGATAAAAGAATTAAACCGCGAAGTTAACCAAGACTTCGTGCGCCGCGAAGATTTTAAAGACTCTATGACCGACATTAAAGAGATGTTGAATAAGATCTTTGACAAGTTGGATAACAAGGCGGACAAGTGAAATGGGCAGTTTTAGCACTGATCATTTGTCTATTACTTGGTGCTGAAGCTAAAGTTGGTTGCCACGTAAGAGAGTTTTACGGGATAGCGTACACCATCCACAACCCGTCAGAACGGCATCAACAGATGTCAATGTGGCTGACAAACAATGTGAAGTTTTGCAGAAGCCAAGATTTGGTGGTTATTTGGAACAACCTGTCCGAGTGGGCGGGTGCGGCAGATTCAGCAGAACTCAGGGGTAAAGTAGTTCATGGGTACAAAGAGGCTCTTGAGCGAGAGAAAAAATGATTCAGCTACACAAATGGTACCCGTTTGTGTTTCCCAAAGAGTACGACGTCAGGGCAATTGCCGCCGAGACCCGTGCACAACGGCTGGAGTATGAATACAAACAGGCCCTGAAAGCCGAAAAGTTGAACGAGGCTGTTGAGGCGTATGCCCTTGAGTTGTACAACAAACGCGCACACCAAACAACTGTTGAATTAGAGATATTTTCTAACCAAAGACATTTTGACAAATACGCATGACAAAGAAACCAGTACGCAAAACCCCGATAGAGGTGAAAGACAAGCTGACTCTGTGGGTCACGCTCATGGTAAGCACAACCCTGTGCATTTCGGTATTGGCCATGGTAATGAGCTTTATGCTCGGTCTGTGGGCCAAGGAAGTGGACAATGCAGAAATTTTCAAGATGATTTCACCCGCGTTTTCTACTCTCATCGGCGGCATGATTGGGTTCCTGAGTGGTATCAAGTTGATGCAGAACGAAGACAAAAAACCAAGCTGTAAGGATTAAGTATGTTAGATATTTTAAGCGGCGGCCTATTAGGATCCATCTTTGGCGGTATCTTTCGCATGGCACCCGAGGTGCTCAAGTTCTTTGACAAGAAGAACGAGCGCCAGCATGAACTTTTAATGTTCTCTCGCCAGTGCGATTTAGAGCAACTAAGAGGCGCACAGAAACTCGCAGAAATTGGCGCTGTTAGAGAAGCCGCGGTGGACGTGGGTGTCATGGACGCCTTTAACAGCGCCATTCAACAGCAGGCGGACATGGTCAAAGCCGCTGGTGGTTGGGCCGCATCTTTATCCGCATCTGTGCGCCCTGTGGTAACCTACTGGGTCCTGTTTATCTGGTCGTTTATTCACGTCTGGTTTGCGTGGAATGCGTGGCTTGCTGGCGCCCTTCCTATCGAAGTCTTTAAGACAATGATGACACCAGACTTCTCAGCCTTGCTGGCCGGAACTATTAACTTCTGGTTCCTTGACCGTACACTAGCCAAGCGTGGATTATGAACCTAGACCTTGCGGCGGCGTTCTGCCGTCAGTTTGAAGGATACCGCGCTAAACCCTACCTGTGCCCTGCTAACGTGGCCACCATAGGGTATGGGTCCACCTATTACGCAGACGGGCGCAAGGTGACCCTAGAAGACGCCCCTATGGACGAGCCAACGGCTAGGGCGCTCTTGATGACAGAGTTGCACCACAACTACCTACCGGGTGTTGTCAGAAACTGCCCCATTCTTCTGACAGATGAAAAGAAGTGCAATGCCATCGTGGACTTTTGCTACAACCTCGGTATTGGCCGACTCCAAACCTCCACGCTCAAGCGCAAGATCAACGCGCAGGACTGGGAGGGTGCCAAGGAGCAGTTAATGCTCTGGACCAAGGGCGGGGGCAAGGTTTTGCCCGGTTTGGTTAAAAGACGAGTGGCCGAATGCGCTTTACTTTAAGGGCATAACGGCCCTTTTTTATGGGTAATTATCTATAGGAGCGCAAGACTATGGCACGAGAACACGACAAACCTATTCCCCGTAAAACCACTGGAAAAGACAAGACGTACAACCCGACCGATAAAGGTGCGGGCATGACGGCTAAAGGCCGTGCTGAGTACAACGCCAAGAATAATTCAAACTTGAAACCTCCCGCGCCAAACCCTAAGACCAAGGCAGACGCGGGTCGTAAAGCAAGTTTTTGTGCAAGGATGGAAGGCGTGGTAGCAAAATCTAAAGGGCCTGCAGAACGCGCTAAAGCTTCTTTGAAAAGTTGGAACTGCTAATATGAAACCCGGACTATACGCAAACATTCACGCAAAACAGGAACGCATCAAAAAGCAAAAAGCCGAAGGGCGTCCTGTTGAAACGATGAGAAAACCCGGCACCAAGGGTGCGCCAACCGCGCAGGCTTTCAAAGATTCTGCTAAAACAAAAAGGAAATAAAATGGCTTCTACTTACAAACCCCGCATCGACCACTCTAAAAAGAACTACGAGTCCGAAGCCGCTGATATGGCTCAAGACAAGAAGGTCGTTAAAAAAGCTTTCAAGATGCACGACGAGCAAGCCCACGGTGGCGAGAAGACAGACATGTCCAAGCTCAAAAAGGGTGGCCGCGCTAAGATGAAGGGCACTGTGCGTACGTACAAGGCTGGCGGCATGACTTGCACAACCAGCGACGACAAACAACCTAAGGCAAAAAGCCCTAAAAAGACCGTTGAAAAGTACAACATGGGCGGCGCTTGCTAAATGCCCATTAAGTCTAAGTCCCAAGAACGTTTGATGCAGGGGGTGGCTCGCTCCCCCGAGTTTGCCAAAAAGGTAGGCATCAAGCAGTCTGTGGGAAAAGAGTTTGTGAAAGCAGGCCCTGCTCAGAAGAAACTTCCAGAGCGCATTAAGAAAAAATAATGGCAAGCAACTACGACAATACCTCTAACACAACTGGTCAAACCACCATATCGGTTGACCAGTTGATTTCGTTTGCCTACAAAGAAGCGGGCAAGCTGTCAGAGGAGTTGACACCGGAGTACATCAACGCGGCCCGTCAGGCGCTGTGGTACATCCTGATCAACCTGTCTAACCGCGGTGTGAACCTGTGGTTGCTTGAGTACATTGTGATGGGAAGTGCGGCCCAACAGCGCGCGTACACACTGCCTGTGGGCACCGTGGACATTCGTGAGGCTAACTACCGCACGTTGACCACGCCGTCACCCACAACAGACACAACATTGGTGTTCAACACATCAACACTGGCGGTGTCACACAGCATTGCGGCTGGCGCGTCTGCAACGGCGTACTTCAGCGGAAACCCACGTTTCTTGAGCGCGGGTTTTTATTGTGAGACAACAAACAAAACGTTGACTGTTGAGTACAGCTACGACAACATCACGTGGGTCACAATTGGCACTGTGAGTAACAGCCCAACAAACAACTGGGGCTACCTGCAAATTGACGGGTCTCCTGCGGCAGGGTACTGGCGTTTCCGTAACACAAGCGCGTCGGCGATTGTGGTAAAGGCTCTGTCGTTGGCTTCTGTCCAACAAGATATTCCCATGGCGCGGATGAACCGTAACGACTACTTCAGTCTGCCTAACAAAGATTTTACCAGTGTGCGCGCGTTGCAGTTTTGGATGGACCGTCAGGTCACGCCCCAGATCAACGTGTGGCCTGTGCCACAAAACGCGTTCCAAGTGTTCCAGTTTATTATTGAGTTGCAACCACAAGACGTTGGTCGTTTGACTAACGAGGTTGCTATTCCAGACCGTTGGGTGCCTGCCATCCAAGGCCAGTTGTCACACCGTTTGGCCAAGTTGTTGCCCGGCATTGACCCCACACGAATTCAAATGTTGAAGCAAGACGCCGCAGAGGCAACGCTGTCTGCCGAAGAAGAGGACCGCGATAAGTCCCCTATTTTCTTCCGTCCTAACGTTTCGTACTACACCCGATAAGAAGAAATAAATATGGCACAAGCGGGATATACACCAATTCAACTGTACTTTAGTTCTACCGCGTTAGCGGTGCCGAGCTCTGGCAACTTGATTGCCGGCGAGTTGGCGCTGAACACCAACGACGGCAAGCTGTATTTTAAAGACAGCACCGGGCTAGTTAAAGTTCTTGCTAATTCTTCAACAGCAGGCGGTAGCTTACCCGGTGGCACCACGGGCGCTATTGCGTACCAAAGCGCGCCCGGAACAACAACATTTTTAACACTTGGCACTCTTGGCCATTTGGTAACTGCGGGTGCTAGTGCGCCTGTTTATACAAACCCAGCGTCACTTACTGTTGGTTCAGCTAACACAGCAACACACGTTGCTGGTGGTGTGGCAAACCAAATTGTGTACCAAGCTGGTGCTGGTGATACTGAATTTGCAGTTGCACCCACTGGCGCAGACATTGGTAAGGTGTTGGCGTGGTCTGGTTCAGCGTTCTACTGGGCAAGTGCACCGGCTTCAACCTCTACGGCAAACCTTGCCGGCGGCTCTGCAGGCGTGGTTCCTTACCAAAGCGCAACAGGTGTAACAGCGTTTTCATCAGTAGGCACTCTGGGCTATTTGTTGACCTCTGGCAACACCGGCGCGCCTACTTGGACAAACCCCGCAAGTTTGGCGGCCGGTAGTATCGCTGGTGGTATAGCGGCACAGATCCCCTACCAAACAGCCCCCGGGGTAACTTCGTTTATTCCTAACGGGTTGGCAGGACAAGTTTTACAATCCAACGGCACTGCGGCGCCGTCGTGGATTGACACATCTACGCTTTCCACCTCAAATGGCAAGCTTTACTTTTACGGACAATTTTAAGGAACGATAATGGCAACAGGAGTTCTTGGTCAAGCGGCACCAGCCGCAAATTCATACACAACGATTTACACCGTACCCGTTGGTAAGACTACAACATTCAACATCAGTGTGGCAAACGCCACGACAGGAACAATCACGACTCGTATCGCGATTGCGGCGTC